CGGACAAGCTCCTTTCCTCGCTGGAAGCCTGGGAACGTGTCGACCCAGCCCACAGGGCGAAGACGCCCCATCGCTTCGTGCATGCTCTGGAGCAGCTGACGACTCGGGAGGACTTCACCTTCACGACGTTTCCGAACGACGGCAACGACGAGATGATCGTCCTCGGACCGATCCCGTTCTACACGCTCTGCGCCCATCACATCGTGCCCTTCTTCGGGAAGGCCTACATCGGCTACATCCCCGAGAGCACGATCGCCGGCCTCAGCAAGTTCAGCCGTTGCGTCAAGTGGTGCGCCAAGGGCTTCTGGGTGCAGGAGGACCTGACGACCGAGATCGCAACGTTCCTCGAGAACAACCTCCGCCCGCGTGGCGTCGCCGTCATCCTCGAGGCCGAGCACATGTGCATGGCGATGCGAGGCGTCGAGACGGCAGGCGTCATCACCACCACGTCGAAGATGACAGGTGTCTTCGGCGACCACGCACGAACGGCCAAGGCGGAGTTCCTCGAGACCGTTCGCCGGCGGGGCTCGGTGACCTGATGAGGATGACAGGGAAGGAGGAGCCTGTCGAGGTACAGGTCATCCTCGCGAGCGGGAAGACGCTCACCTTCAAGACGAGCCTCGGCGACACGATCAGCATGCAGAACGTCGAGACCCAGTTCGGCAAGGGCGCCAAGGCCATTGCCCACCAGTACTACACCCTCTCACTCACGACGGACGGAAAGGATTCCGAACATGGCCGCATCCTCGAGTAACAGGCAGCCGCCCTCGCTCAGCCCCATCGGGGTGCTCCAGGTCCAGTGCTTGTCCGACTCGGAGAGGTGGTTCGGGGACAGTGTGGCTTATCACAGCCTGCCTCACCACTCACTCGCCCTGGCTGGCGAGGTCGGGGAGTTCTGCAACATCGTCAAGAAGATCGATCGAGGCAGCCTCGACATCAAGGACGCCAAGGTTCGCTACGACCTGCAGATGGAGATCACGGACGTGTTCGTGTACCTCCTCAACATCGCCGGCCTCATCGGGGTGGACCTGGAGAAGTCCTACAAGCACGTCCGTGCGCTCAACGAGGAGCGCTTCATGGCACAACGAGCAGAACGGGAGGCCAAGCATGGCTGACGACATGGCGAAGCTGCTGCAGGGGGCGTCGGAGGACTTCGACCGCCTCTGCCAGGAGCGGCACGAGCAGGGCCAGAAGGAGTACGGCGCGTTCACCTTCATGGGCAACGACGTCATCCGGATGATGGCAGAGGAGCTCGCCGACACCGCGAACTACTGTCGCTACCAGTACATGAAGCTCATGATCCTGCAGGAGGCGCTCATCACACAGATCGGCGACCAGCCCAAGCCTGTCGAGGACCTCGGGCTCGGTTCGTTCAAGGGCGTCGGAGAGGCTGGGTGGGACAAGTGATCAACGTCGCACTCATCCCGCCCATCTCACTCCTCGAGTACACGGAGGACTTGCGGTACCAGCTCATGCTGCCGCACCTGATGGGCCACCCGCAGTACAACTACGTGTACAAGCACTACTGCGTCGACCCGGAGAAGTACGTCATCCTGGACAACGGTGCAGCGGAGGGCGTGGTCACGGAGGCTGCGATACTCTTCCACTGCGCCATGGAGTGGCTTCCCGACGAGGTCGTCCTGCCCGACACGATGGGCGCCCGTGCTGAGACGGTTCGCAAGGCGCACGAGTTCCTCGACACGTACGGCATGGCGCTCGAGGACGCCGGCATCGCGACTGGCTACGTCGCAACGGGTCTCGACGTCGACGACGCTCTCATCGGGGTCGCCGAGCTCTTCGCCCGTGCGAACTGGCTCCCGCGGACGATCTACGTGCCACGTCTGCTCGTCACGAACCTGAGCAACTCGCAGCGCCTCATGGTCGCCGAAGGTGTGCGGAGGTACCTCGAGGAGGGCGTCGACGTCCACTTCCTCGGCGCGTCGCCGTACTGGCCTCGTGAGATCCAGCACGCCACCAAGTACACCGGCTTCGTCCGCAGCATGGACACGTCGATGCCGTTCAACTACGCCTTCGCTGGCGACAACCGGTGGCAGCCTGGTGTGCGCCGTCCCGCCGACTACTTCGACCTGCCGGCAGAGGCGTTCCCCAACGTCGACCGCTACGTCAAGAAGTACATGTCGTGGGCACAGTAGAGGAGAGGAAGCATCCCTATGCCAAGTGCGAAGAATGCCCACTCCGCGGGAACGCAGGAACCTTCGTTCCCAGCTCAGGGCCCGAGCATGCAACCCTCGCCTTCGTTGGGGAGGCTCCTGGCCTTCAAGAGGCTCGCAACGGGCAGCCGTTCATCGGACCGTCGGGCAAGCTTCTCGACACCGTTCTTCGGCATCATCACATCGAGCGCGAAGACGTGTTCCTCAGCAACGCGTGCCTTTGCCGCCCGCCAGACAATTCGACTCCTGCCAAGTCCGCAATCGCTGCATGCCGACCAAGGCTCGTACACGAGCTCGAGGGGCGTGGAGTGGAAACGGTCGTGGCGCTCGGGAACAGCGCAGCCGAGTCACTTACTGGTCGTACTGGCGTCACAAAGCTACGGATTGGACCCGGTACCCGAAGTTCAGTTCTACCTGGAGTTCGAGTCATCCCGACCATCCATCCGGCAGCGTGCCTGCGTATGGCTGATCAATTCCCTAACCTCGTCGCTGACATCGGGAAGGTGAACTATGACCCACCAGCTTGGAATCCGCCTGAATACGTCATCGCTGACAATGTCGATGACGCGCTCAGTCTCATGGCCGCCGTCGATGAGCGACTGGCAAGCGGAGCGGGACTCGTGGACAACCCAGAGAGAGTCCTGGTCATCGACATTGAAGTCGATATTGAAAAGGACACCGCTTTCGACCACCCAAATCACTACGGCATGCTCTGTGTTGGTATCGGGTATGACGACTCCCGAGTTCTCGTACTCGCTGAGGGTGTCATGGGCGAGAAGTCGGTTCGTGATCGACTTGGACAGCTACTCCGACGCTGGCGCATCGTCGCCCAGAACGGGAAGTTCGACCTCGCCGGTCTCTACCCACTCCTCGGAGGACTAGACCTCTACTTCGACACGATGCTCGCATCGTACGCCTTCGACGAGCGTCCTGGCATTCACAGTCTCGAGTACCAGGGCATCGAGTACCTGGGCACTCCTGACTGGAAGGGGGAGATCAAGCCTTATGTCGGGCCTGGAATCGGTTACGGTGCTATTCCAAGACACATCCTATACAAGTACAACGCATACGACGTGGCTAGTACTTACGCGTTGTACCGAATGTGGAGTGCGCGGTTTGAACAGGACAATGGAGACCTACGGCGGGTACATGACCACCTGGTCCGTGCATCCACCCAACTCATGTACATGGAGCTTAACGGGATTGCGATTGACAGGTCAGCACTTCGGGAGCTAGACCAGGAGTACCGCGAGTCCCTGCACAAGCTCGAAGACGACATCGACGAGACGATCAAGCCCTTCGGCAAGGACTACGAGAAGAAGTACACGGGCATCAACCCACGCAGTCCACTGCAGGTCAAGAACTTCTTCCTCGACCACGGCATCCAGACTCAGTCGACGGATGCTGAACATCTCAACTTCATCCTGGAACGGGGCCTGCAAGGCAGGTTGCCGAAAGACAACGAGGAGGTGACTCAGTTTGTGCAACTCCTGCTCAGTCACCGTCGTGAAGCTAAGATGCATGGGACGTATGTCAAGGGTATTGCTTCGCGTCTGTACGGGGGAAGGGTGTTCAGCACCTACATGCTCCACGGGACTACTACGGGAAGGCTTGCTTCGCGCAACCCTAACATGCAAAACATCCCGCGAGGAAGTCACATCCGTCGGATCTTTGTCCCTGCTAAACCAGATCACGTATTCCTACAAACCGACTATAGTCAAGCTGAGTTGCGGGTGCTCAGTTACCTGGCAGGGGATGCTTACTTCCGTGACATCTTCAACGCCGGAGACATAGACCTCTTCGACGACCTGACGCCCATTCTCTACCCGGGCGCCAAGAAGGAGAACTTCGACTACGAGGCCTGGAAGGAGCTTCGCATCCGTGTGAAGGCGTACGTGTACGGTGTCTCGTACGGTCGGTCGGAGTTCAGCATCGCCTCGGAGTTCAAGATCCCGGTCAGCGACGCCAAGGCGGGCATGGAGCGCTTCTTCGACGTCATCCCAGAGATCGTCACTTTCCGAGAGGAAACACGACAGCGCGTCCTCGATGGGGAAGACCTCATCACGCCTTGGGGTCGGCACAGGCGCTACGCGTTGATCACGAAGGAAAATGTCAAGGACATCATGAACGAGGCTCTGGCGTTCCTTCCGCAGTCGACGGCAAGCGACATGTGTCTTCAGGCCCTCACGTGGACTCGTCCGCAACTGAAGGGCATCGGCTACATCCGCAACATCGTTCACGACTCCCTCCTCGTCGAGTGCCACCGGGAGGATGTCGAAGAGGTCAAGACGATCGCAGAACGGAACATGATCGAGTCAGCAAAGTCCATTGTCGGCGACTACGTCAAGTTCGACGTCGACACCAAAGTAGGAATGCATTGGGGTGAAGTGTAATGGCTAGAGGTCAGCAGGTAGACGTCGGCGCGACACGCGTCAGCCAGAACGGCTACCACTACACGAAGGTCGCCGTCAAGCCTGGAACGGGCAAGCCCGGCTGGCGCCTGACGCACCACATCGTCGCAGAGCAGAAGCTCGGTCGTCCGCTGCGAGAGGACGAGCGCGTCTCGTTCAAGGGGAAGAAGTCCGATCTGCGTCCGGAGAACATCATCGTGTCGGAGAAGGGTCAAGGTTCCCAGCGCCGTCGCAAGGCGCAACTCGAGGCGCGCATCGCCGAACTTCAGGCGGAACTGGACATCATCAACGCGGAGCTCGCCGGGGGCAGACGCGTCAATCACTGAGATGGTGAAGGGCTTGGAGACATCGTATTAGACGCAAGAGACTGTAGGTTAGACCTTCAAACATCGCAGCTGAAGGTAGTAACTACCGTGAAGTTTATACACGAGTCTACGGAGCGAGAACGCGTCCAAAGGACCACAGGAGGGACAATATGAAAGTACTAGCACTCGATCCTGGTGGGACAACAGGTTGGGCGTGGATGAACAGCGAGCTCGTCTCGGATGTCAAGTTCAATTGCGGTCAGCTCGAAGGAGCCAACCACCACTCGGAGCTCTGGGCCTTGCTCGAGCTTGCAGAGACCACCCACGACTTCGTCGTCGTCTGCGAGAGGTTCGAGTACCGCAACAGAAGTCGCGCCGGCCTCGAACTCATCAGCCGCGACTACATCGGAGTGACGACGCTGTTCAGTCAGCAACGTCACGTCAAGCTCGTCATGCAGACCGCTGCGATGGCGAAAGGGTTCGTTCAGGACCGCCACATCAAGAAGCTCGGCCTGTGGTCTCCTGGCAACCCGCACGCGATGGACGGATACAGGCACCTGCTGTACTACGTCATCCACAACACAAACGGAAGAGAGCGCACGGCTCTCTTGGAGAAAGGATGGAAATGAACAAGAGGAACAAGATCGCCATGTTGGGGG